ATAACCTTTATATTTTGTGACTCTGTAGTAGATAGTAGTATCTTCATATATATATAATGAATTTATCAGCTGATTTTAATTTTTAAACCAAAAAAAAAGGCAAACTATTATGATTGCCCTTTTTTAAATAAGAAATTAGATTAAGCGTTTGGATCTATTTGAGCCGCTGCATTTAAATTATCTAAAACTCCACCAGTTGTAAAGTTTGGTGCGTTTCTTTCATTCGCTACCATAGTTAAATTAAATGAACTAGCGTCAGCCATTCCAGCTCCAGTCAAAATTGAACCCCCAGTAGTATCTGCACCGTGTTCTAAACCTACTAAAAACACGTTTCCGTTATAGTCTTCAATCGCAATGTGCGGTCTTGATACTGCTAGTATAGCTATTTCAGCTTGTGTAGCACTATCTAATATAGGCAAAACTAAATTTAATGTTTGTGTATAAAACGTAGTTCCAGCTTCGTTAGAACTCGTTATACTTGTCTCCAATGATGAAGCACCTTTGATATCGTATTTATACCAAATATTTGCTCCAGATATTCCTGTAATGTCTGCTCCACTTACTCCTCCTGTTATAGTACCCAATGTACCATAATCTGCAAAATAAATATTCTTCAAACCGCCGACTGATGTGCGGCATCCTAGGGCTCTCCCAGCTGTTAGTAAACAAGCCATATGTATATATTTTTTTTTAGTTATTAAAAAAAGGGTAAGCAGATGAACCACCTACCCTTTATTGTTATTATTATTTGTTATTAAGCGTAGAAAACTGTGTCCTCTAAAATTGCTATTTGCACACTTGCGGTATAACGAGCGATAAAACGAACATTTTTTGAGCCTAATATTGACATATCTAAAACCGAAATTTCATTCTGGTCAGATAATAAACCAGTTCCGAAAAACAAGTTAGATTTTAAAGTAGAAACCATATTGTCATCAGCTAATCCATTTGCAGCTACAATTTTGATTCCATCGAAATACTGAATATCAATATCTTGATTGTTTCCTAAATTGTTAACTCCATTTGCTCCAACTCCGTTAGCAGAAAATCCACCTAATGCTCTTTTGTATGCTCTGAAAATATTTTGAGATACATAGATATATAAATCTTCGTTACCATATAAAGAAGATGGTACTGCATCAGCAACCTTTCCTAATTCAGCAATAACGTTTGCAGCAGTTACACCACCAGCAACTTTAGCGATGTCTTGACCAGTTGGTAAAGTAGCAGCAGTTAACAAAGTAGCAAAACCATCAAAAGTTCCAGCTCCAGCAGTTCCACTCCAGATGTCTTGTTCAGTTTGTGCAGAAATTTCAGCAGCCATTAAACCGATAAAGTAATCAGAGAAAGTTTTAGGCATATTATCGTGTGCAGAATATCCCATTGATATCGCTTCCCAATCAGATTGAAAAGGCGTCTTACAAAGTTCCAAATTGATTTGTAATTCTTTTGGCTCAATTATTCTTTCAGTTAAAACAACTGCTCCAGCATCTGTAAAATCGCAACTTGCGTTTGCAATAGCACCAGATAAACTAACTCTTTTTAAAACTTCTTTAAATTTTACATTTGGCTTAACCTCAATTAATCCATTTGCAATTGTGTTTCCAGATAAAAGTGCAGCGGAAATATATTTCCCAGCAAATTCTCCAGCGTAAGTACTTGTAATTGATAAACTCATTTTATTAGTTATTTAATTTGTTAAAAATTCTATTGATTGTATTATTTTTACCTTTTTGAGAGTAAAGGTTTAACTCTTTTTTACTTGTTTCATTTTCTGGATTGTGAGATATTCCCTCTACTTCGTCAACAGATAATTCAACAGATACTTCTTCTACTTCTTTAGATAATTTTAATTCGTTGATTTCATTTCTTAACTTTTCAATTTCAGAAAAGAAAGTTTCTTTACTTATTGATTCAACAACTTTTTTAGGTGTTGCAGTTTCAGATAAATCTTCTTCAACAACTTCTTCTTCTACTGGTGCTTCTTCTTCTGCTGGTGCTTCTTCTCCAGCTTCTTTGATTTCTCCAATTACTCCTTCTTCTAAAACTACGATAGTAGAACCATCTTCCGCAACATACTCTCCAACTGGTACTGCAACTCTTTCTTCATCTGCAACGACGAAAATTTCTGCACCAACTTCAAATACTTCTGCTTCTAAAATAGCACCATTATCAAGTTTCATTTGCTCTAATTTCACTTCGATACCGAGCAAGGTTCTAACTTTGTTTAACGTTTCTTTTGTATTCATATTTATATAATAGATATTAAGATTGATTTTGTGTTTTGGTTATATAGAATTTAAATACTATTAATTATAGATATGAACTTTTTGTGTTTTTTACTTCTATTGTTAGCGATTTAAATCCTTTTATATCATTAGGATTCATTCCCAATTCTTTAGCTTGTGATTCAATTTCAGATATAATTTTTAATGCTTGTGGATATGATTGCTCTAATTTACCACGTCCTTTGTCAACATCTCTTTGCCCAGCAATTAATTTATCTGTTGCTGCAAATACTTGTTTTTGTGTAGCCAACTCAATTTTTTGCGTTGCCAATTCTGTTTTCTCTTCCTTAAATAATTTGTTAAATACTTCTTTTTGTGTGTTCATTATATATATATTAATTAAATTTATTCTTCGTCTGTGTTGCTAATGTTTCCAATCCCTTGCTTCCAATACTCTGGAGTTTCACATCCTTTTACTGGATTTGTTTTACACTCTATTGAGTAAGTGTTTAAGCATTTACAATAAACCGCCCTCATTATGACAATGCTTTTTTAAGTTCGTTTATTAGTTTATCTTCTGCTGATAAATCTTCTTTTAATTCTTCGTTTGGTCTTTCTAATTTGTCTGCAAAATATCCCTCAATACTGAAACCTTTTACTTTACCGCTTTTTACATAGTCGTTCCAAACTTCGTCATTGTCAACTTTAACAGAACCCATCCAAGTACCAACTGGCACATCTAAACCATACAATGCAGTCTTATCTTTTTCTTTATCTTCTACAATCCAACTCTCAACTAATGTCAAACCCTTTAATTGCTTATCGTGTTCTAATGTTGATTGTGATTGATTGCCATTTTGAAGATACATTTGTGATGCTCTTGCAACTGTCTTTTTAGAAAAGAAAATATAGTATTCTTCTTTACCACTTTTTCTGTAAATAGGTTTTTGTGGTATTAATAAAGCACCCATCAATAAACGCTTCTCTTTGTTTATTTCTGCAAGTTTAATTTCTTGGTTATTAAGTGCAATAAAATCTGACTCAATTGCAGGATTTTCTACAACTGAAATTGCTTCTACTCCAATCGCTTCATCTTCATCTAAAATTAATTCTATTATCTTCATAATTATATAATGTATTTTTTAAATTATTTTGTATTTTTAAATTGAAGCACCATCTACTATTGCTCTCTGCATTGATTGAGCCGATGTTACATCGTTTGCAACAACATATGCTCTTGTAGGTTCTTGTGATTGTCCACCTATTGCATCCGCTAATTGGTTTGTATCACTTGCACCAACTACGTTAAATGCTGGAGGTAAAGATGGTGTTGCTGGTGCTGGTGTAGAACCGCCACCGCCACCGCCACTTGCAAAAGATGGTGCTGCTGGTTCTTTTGTACCAACTATTTGTTTAACGTTTGCAAATCCAGATGCAATAACTCCAGCTGCTGCAACTGCTCCCCAAATTCCACCTTGTGCAATAGCTTTGTTTGCTCCAGTATATGTATCTCTAATAGCACTTGTAATTGCTAATGCTTTTCCGAACTTACTATTTTGTCCTAATACACCAGCAATTGCACCAAGAGAATCTAAAGCAATTTTTTCTTTAGACTTTCCTATTGCTTTATCAATTTCGGTTTGCTTCTGTCCGTTGGCTTGTTGGTATGCAGTTAATTCATTCTGTGCATCTTGGAAAGCAATTGTTCCTTGTTTATATAAATTTCTTTTATTTTCTAAACGTTCAGTTTCTAAAGCTAATTCTTGTTCGTTTAATAATTTTTGTCTTTCTAACTTTGCTAATTCGTTTTCAATTTGCTCTGCTTCAAATTGATTTTTATTTGCATTTAATTCTGCATCAGCTTCAATCTTTGAGTTTGTTAATTCTAAAGATTCTCTATCTAATGCTAAAGCGTTTGATTTTTGCTCTGAACGAATACCCTCTATTTGTGCTTCAATACCAGCTAATTCTTTTGTAGCTTCTATCTGTGCAACTTTAAATTCTATATTGTCTTTGTCTTTTTGAAGATTTTGATTTGCTAAAGCCAATTGCATTTTAGCTTGTGATAGCATACTTTGTTCGGCATCAGCAATCTTTACAAGTAATTCATCATTTGCTTTTTTACGTTCAGTAATAGATTTGGTTTCGTCATCTCTTATTTGCCTTAACTTTTCTGCTTGTCTATCAAACGTTTCAAATATTAACCCTTGTCTTGCAGCAGCTAATTCAGCAGACTTCTGTAATTCAACATTTGCTTTTGCAGTATTGTATGCAGCAGATACACTAACCTCTCCAAGTTCTTTTATGACCAGTTTACTTGCTGCTCCAACCTCTGAAATTGCTTCGCTAAAATTATCATATATATCTTTTCCAGCACTTAAAGCAGCCCTTCCTACATTTATAATTTTTACCTCTGTTTCTAATATAGATTCATTTAATGCTTTTATTTTTGCTGGGTCTTTATCTCCAAAGAAAGATTTTTCCCAAATCAATTGAGCATTTTGAATAGCTAATTGTATCGCATAAAAAGTGTTTTTAAATGGTGTTAATACAATTGTCATTATGCCACTCATTACTTTTCCAAGTGCATCAAATTGGTCTGATGATTTAGTCAATGCATCATAAATATCTGTGAAAGCATTTACAACTTGACCAACTACATTTGCAGAAGTTTCAAAAACAACATTAAATAAATCAACTGCTTTTTGGTTCTGTTCAAACAAATCTTTTAACGTGGCAAGTAAACCAAGAACCAAACCAATACCAGCAGCTTTTAATGCAGTACCTATTCCCTTAATTCCTTTACCAACTAAATTACTAGACTTCTCAACATCCTTTAAACCAGCAGCAGTATCTTTGTTACCTTTTACAACTGATTTATTTAAGTCTTCAACACTCTTTGCAACGTTATCAATTCCTTTGAGTGCTTTGTCTGTTTTAGCTTCTAATTCAATAATTACTTTTTCCATTGCATTTCTTGTTTTTGTCTTGTAAATACTTCTTTGAAACTATCTGGAAACTTATTCTTTCCTTTTGCTAACTGCACGATCTCTGCCTTGCAGTCTGTATCTTTTAATAAATCTAATATCTCTTTTATCATACCTCGTTTAATAATTCTAATTCAGACTTGCCAGTTTCTAAATTTGTTGTTATTGAATTTATTTTATAGCTTATTGAATTTATTACAAACCTATCTGCCAAAGTATATTTTAATAAAACTCTTAAAGGCAAATAAGCACTCAACTTTGTAATTCTTCGCTTCTCATTGAATACATCTTGGATATAATTTTTGTAGTAATTTTTAAATAAAGTTTCATTGTTTTGCGTTAAAGCATACTCATCAATCTCTGCATTAAAATGTAAAGATTGTTCAGTTCCAGTTATACCATTACTATTTAAAGGAATGTAATACCTTGTAACTTGTGAAT